GCCAGCTGATCCCAAAAACCCGGACGCTTCAATTCCGACCCTGTTTGAGAAACTGGAGCCCGGCGCCATTGAGGTGTTGCCTCCAGGGAAAGAGATCAGGTTCAGCACCCCGCCCAGCGCGGGGAATTTCATTGAGATGCAGCGCCATCACCTGCATTCCGTGGCGGCTGGTTACGGGATCACGTTTGAAGCGCTTACCGGGATCCTCTCTGAGGTGAACTTCTCCAGCGGCCGGATGGGGTGGCTGGAGTTTCACCGGAACGTGAGCCACTGGCGATGGAACATTTCCATCCCACAGCTCTTGAACCCCGTTTCGCAGTGGTTCGCGGTTGCTGTGGTTCAGGCAGGCATGGCCAACAGGGTCAACGGCCGGATGCTTTGGACGCCTCCTCGCAGGGAGATGATCAACCCGGCCGAGGAGATCCCGGCCCTGGTGGCGGCGATCCGGGGCGGCCTGACCAGCCTATCTGAGGTCCAGCGCTCGCTGGGCTATGTGCCTGCCCAGGTGCTGGAAGAGCTCGCTAAAGACCTAGCCAGCGCCCGCGAGAAAGGCCTGGCTCTATCCGTTGATGCCAAGCTCGTTTCTGATGCAGGGGTTACTCAGGCCCGCCCCGCAGGGTCTGGCGTCCCTGAGCCGGGGGCCACTCTCCCGCCATCGGTAGCATAAAGCCATGCCCGAGACCATTCCTACCGCGATGTCATTGGAAACAGGCGATCGAGCCTGCAAGCGGATGGCGCTGATCTCTCCATCCTCATGGAACGAAGAGACCAGAACCGCAACGGTGATCATCTCAACCGATGCGGATGTAGGCGATGGCGTGCAGCTGGTGCATGAGCGAGCGGCTATCCGCTGGCCTATGCGCCCGTTGCCGACCGACATCGACCACCAGCGCTCCTCAGCCTCCTGCTGGGGAGCGATCACATCGATGGACCTGGGCCGCGCCGATGACGGCTCTGCTGCCTTGATCGGAACGGTTCAGGTTGACGGTCCCGAGGAAGCGATGGCCATTGCCATCCCACGCCTCAGGAACGGATCTGCGCGTTTTTCTGTTGACGCTCGGATCTACGGCTGGCAGCGGGCCAGCGCAACACAGCCGCTCGATCGGGCCACCGATTGGGAACCGATTGCTGTGTCGCTGGTCATTGCTGGCCAAGACTCGGCGAGCGTCATGCGCTCGGCGGATGAAACAGAACACCTCTCAACGGAACCCCCGATGACCACCGCAACTGAACTGGCCGGGGGCGACCCGGCTGCCACTGCCACTCTTGAGGCCGCTGCCGTGACCGAACCGACCACAACCCCTGCGCCTGTTGCTGCTCAGGCTCCCGAGCCTGGTCCAGACGACGTGGCTCGCGAGCTTCACATCCGCCGCGCTGCTGGTGCTGGCGGCCTCACCGAATCCACTGTGCAGGAGCTGATTCGCACCACTGCCGGCAAGGATCTCCCCGGCGTGATGGTCGAAGTGGTGCGCGCCGCCCGCGTTGCGGTCGAGGCCAGGTCTCCTGTGGCCGCCGGCCACCCTGCCCGGGTCGAGGTAACCCGCGACGCTGGAGACACCCTGCTGCGTGGCTTCCAGGAGGGCATTGACGCCCGCTGCCGCGCCATCAAGCAGCCCACCGACCTGGGCCGCCAATACCAGCGGATGACCACCCGCGAGATGGCCGCCGATTACCTGGAGACCATGCGTGGCTTCAGTCGCTCCGATGTTCGCATGATGGGCATCAGCGAGTTGATCGAGCGGGCGTTCCACACCACCTCTGATCTGACGAACATTCTCCTCAACACGGCAAACAAAACCCTTGCCCGTGGTTACGATCAAGAGGTGCAAACCTGGCGCCCACTGGCAAATCAATCAGACAACAACGATTTCAAGCAAAATAGCCTGGTGCAGCTCAATGCCACCATTGTCCCCGAAAAGGTGCTTGAAGATGGCGAGTATAAGTTTGGCACCATGAGCGATGGGAAGACCACCTATCAGCTCAGCACCTACGGCAAGGGTCTGATGATTAGCCGGCAAATGCTAATCAATGACGATCTGTCTGCGCTGGATCGCTTGCCATCAAGGATGGGCTATGGCTGCGCTTTGCTGGAATCGCAGATTGTTTGGGCCTTGATAACCGATGGGTCTAACGGCGCCACCGTCACCCTTGACGGGCAGGCTTTGTTTGCTTCTGGGCACAACAACACCGGCACCGGCCCAATCAGTATTGCCGGGATTGATGCTGGTAAGGTTAAGATGAAAAAGCAAGCGGCTCCTGACGACAGCAAGCCCCCCGCCAACGTTCCGCTTAACCTGCCTCCCGCTTATCTGCTTGTGCCAGTTGAACTGGAAACTGCGGCAGCGCAAGTTGTAAATCCTATTCAATACGCGCCATCTGCGCTGGCTTCCGTCAATCCTTTTGCCGGATCAATGCAGATCATCTCCGAAGCACGCCTTTCTGCGGATAGCACAGCGCAATGGTATCTGGCCGCTAGCCCCAACCGAATCGACATGATTCAGTTTGGCTACCTGGCCGGCGAAGGCGGCCCGACGATTACCACCACCGAGAAGCGCAACCCCGACGGCGTGGAAATGCTGGTGCGCCACGACTTCTACGCAACCTTGGCTGACTGGCGCGGCTTCTACCGTTCCACCGGCGTCTGAGCCGAATGACTCTGGGCCGGGATCGCCGGCCCATCTCAATTCAAACCCTGAGGCAACCCCGTGAAGAACTACATCCAGGAGGGCAAGTCCCTCGATCTCGCCGCTCCCTATGCCGTTTCCAGCGGCGGCGGCGCAATCATTGGCTCTATTTTTGGCGTCGCTTCCACTGACCTAGCTAGCGGCGAGACGGGCGCATTCCAGCTTGAGGGCGTCTACTCCCTCGCCAAGTCCACCGCTGCCAGCTCTGGCGGATCCCAAGGCGCTAAGGCGTACTTCATCACCGGCACCAAGCTGGTTACCGCCGTGTCCACCAGCAACACGCTGATCGGCGTGTTCACTGCCACCTGCGCCGATGGTGATTCCACCTGCAGTGTCCGCCTGAATGGCTCCTTCTGATGGGCTGGGCCCGCCTGGAGGCATCAGCCAACCGGGTGGCCTTTGCTCGCCTGGGCAGCGTCAGCGTCGTTGCTGGCGCTGCCTCAGGGCGAGGTTTTCTGAAGATGAACAGCGAAGTCATTCTCGGCGGCGAGGTGACCGTGGTCGATTACATGCTAGAGGCGCTGACTGCTGACTTTGGCAATCTTGCCTATGGCCAGGCAATCACAGTGGGCGGCGAGTCTTACAAGGTCGAGATGCAGCCGCAGCGGGTTGATACGGGCATGTGGTGCCGGATCCCGCTAATTAAGGCCGGCCCCGATGAGGCGATCCCCTACGGTGGCAACGCATGACGACGCAAATTATCCCGGCCCGCATCGTTATCCGCCGCGACACGGCGACGAACTGGACGACACAGAATCCCGTCCTGTTGGATGGCGAGCTTGGATTTGAGATTGGTACCAGGAAGCTGAAGATCGGCAATGGTGCCAGCGCCTGGAATGCACTCGACTATTTCTCCACCGGCACGGGCGGTGGGTTCCTGAGCGGTATCGGAGCGCCTGGCGCAGGCACCGGCGCCAACGGGGACATATACCTGGACATAGCGGCCACGCGGCTGTATGGCCCCAAGGCGGCCGGCACGTGGGGCGCTGGTGTCTCGCTGATTGGTCCGGCTGCCACCAACCTGGCCGCCGTGGCCACCAGTGGCAGCTATGCCGATCTGAGCGGAAAGCCTACGATCGAATCGGTATCAGACCTGCAAACCTTTCCAAGGTCTGGGACTGTATTTGTCAAAAAGTACTACTCAAGTTACGCCGAACCAGCCTTAGCATTGGCCTCGCAATACGAAACTGCGCACGGTGCCGGCTGGTTTCAGTGGGACGCTAATGTGCCGAAGGCTTTGCATGATGGTGGGACTTTTGTAAGCCCTACGGTCCCCTATAACGGAACCAGGGCGAATCTTGAAAGCTTCCTTAGCGGCACTGGTGAAACTGCTGCAGGGACCAATGGGGTGTGGAGACGGGTATTTGATGGCAGCCTTTTCGCCGATTGGTTCGGCTGCGTTGGCAACAGGATAGCAGACGATTATCCCCCCATCCAAAAAGCCTTGGATGTTGTATATAAGATGAATAGCATAGAGACAGTGGGCAAGTGGTTTGTTGGAAGAACTAATGTAGTTCAGGTTAGCGGCAACTGCAGGATCAAAAGATACCTTGAAGTTGGAGCAAGAATGACGCTCCAAGGAAGTGAGAATACTTTGGTGTACCCTGTCCAGGATTCTAGTTTTGCCGGGGACTACAACGTAGCCGTCCCCCCCGTTATCTACGTGGATCCAGATTGTGTTTTATATCGACCAAGCGACTATAACTGCGCCGTCGCACTGAGAGGCGACGCCTCTAAGTTGGATGGAATCGTGGTCGATGGGTATGAGATGGCCTTCGGGTCATGGTATCCAATCATCAAAATTGCAACATCCCCCCTAGGGGTTGGAGGGTCTTACGCATTTAACGGGGAACTGTATGTCATCGACCCCAACGATCCCAAGCAGAACAAGCCCCTAGAGCTAGAGACTCTGGTGATACCATCGCACCAATATGGTGATGCCTGGTATGCAGGCTTTCAGCTAAAGGCAATGGGTGGCAATG